ATACGCTCAATGACTTCAGGATCTTCTACAACATTATCATAATCAAACTCACCATCTTCATCCTTCAAATGACAATCTTCCTTGGTGTAAATCCATGCAGCACAGTATGCAGTTTCTCCCTGTTGTTCAATGAGAGTGTTGACGCGATCTTTCAGTTGTTGAAGAGTGTAGTTCATGAAAAAAGAGAAAAATGGAGTGAGGGGAGGTCTCGCGGCTGGAGACACAATTACATAGACCCTCAGCAGAACATTGGCATATACTCAGAAGAAGGCATTTTTTCGGTGTTGTAGTCAGTCACCTCGGCACCGTTAGCAATACGCGATGCCCACTCATTCTTGGCATCAATCATACCAACAGTGCTGTAAGACTTCAGACCATTCTTACGCCAGGTGACACGTTTTTGGAAACGCTTCACAACAGTCTTCACACCTTTCTCTTCACATGCCTCGGCAATAAATGCTTCGGGGAAGAAATCAACGATGGTGACGTTGGTGGTCAGTTGCATTGGGGTGTTCCTCTCAACATGGCCAATATACATCGGATGGGGGGTCTGGTCAAGGGGTCTGGACCAGTTTGCCAACTGGCACAGTCAGAAGAAGACTTCCAGACCTTTCAAGTTAAGCTGCATCGCGGTGTAATTCCTTGTTTGTTTAATGTCAACTACACTCCCAGCTTTCTTTGCATTGATTGGGGCATAGTATTCTCCTTTTTTTCCATTATAGAATCCCCAGATAGTCCGAACATCATCATGAGTATAAGAATACTTACGATGATCCCGTAACCAAATAGCAATGACGTTCCGCTTGTGTTCAGTAACTTCATAAGAATAGCCTTCGGGTGCTTCATGAATGAAAGTAGGAGGAAGTTCAATCAATATTTTTCTCCCGCATTTGATTGACAATGGCACTCAGATCATCTGCAACATCAGACATCGCAGAACGTGAATATCCTGTTGCATAAGGATAACCTTGATGCTCATTCTTAGGTGCGTCATTACAAACATTGATCGCAGCATTTAGACGATCAATCATCATTACCAGTTGATCATCAATGGGGAAAGTGTTCATGAGTCGAGAAGAGAAATGTCGTAGGAAGTAAAGTTAGGATATTGTTTTTCCACCCATTTTGATAACTTATTGTTCTGTGATTTGATTCCCTTTTGTGTCTTTGGTTTGGTGGGCATGTCTTTTAAGAATGACAAATGCCCTTCGTCAGTTGTTACTTGAATCCGATAAGTTGCTGTTGTGGTTTGCATCACCAAATCTCAGTAAAACGTTTGTGAGTTGCTTTGGTCATTCTACCTTGTTCAAGCATGTTGTCACACACATTGACAAAAACTTGAAACTTTTGTTCACGGGTGAGAGTATCAGCTCCATCACAATCTTTCATGATTCGGAGCATTTGTGCTTTGGAAGTGATCATTAGGTGGAATCCTTCAGACAAGGCCAGTATAGCGCCTTACAGGCGATTCTAGGGGCAGCCAGACCAGTTTCTCAACTGGCCCACCGCTTGCGTTGGTTGAAGTTTGCTACACTGAAAATCTCACGGTCCACGATCTTAGTCATCTCACCATATTCATCAGAGATAACAAACCCTTCCTGCTTCACTTTCATGCCATTGATGTAAGCATCTGGTGCATCAGTAATGATCAACGAATCAATGAACTCTTCCTTCATTTCAATCACCATCTGATACAGATTGGCAAGATGAACACAACCAAAGATTTCGGTGAGCAATGCATCAGTCAAAGGTTTGCCTTCTCTCACGAAAGCATTGATAATTTGCTTGCAAACTTTGGCAGTAGCATCATCAAGAAACTTGATCGCATCAGTGTTGATTTTTGGAACAAGTACGTCATTGATGTGAATACGATCGACGGAAGGTTGAACCCACTTGATCTTCGGATGATTGTCGAAGATTTGAATCAGTGGAAATGCAGTCATCTCCCGCAGATCTTTTTTGTCATAGCAATCGTAGTAGAAAGTATGAGGAGCAATGATCAGTTTTTGAGTAACAAACTCACGGAACTCATAAGTGATGACATTCTGACCAAACTTGGTGCCATTGCCCCATCCAATAAAATCACCCTGATAGACTTGCTCAGTGCGGGGAAGATACTTGAAGCAAGTGTGCAGAATCTCTGCAACTTCATCATCATAGTATTGATCAATCTCATCGTGAGAGTGAGCAATACGGATCTTTTTCTTGTTGAACACAGCTTTAGTGCCAACAAAGAATTTGCCATTGGCAGGATTGGTTCCCCACACGATTGCAGGAGAACCATCCATCTTCACAGAAACATTCTGTGGATTGTAAAGGGTTTCGATTGCAGACAGATCACCAGTCAGAATTGAGTCTTCGATGTGTTCGATGTGCTTGTTCTGCATTGAATCCTTTGGTTACTTGGCTAATATACACGGGATAGGGGGCCCCGTCAAGGAGTTTGGTCCAGTTCGGGAATTGGCCTGTGACCTAGAACTGCATCAAGTGCCTCCTGCGCTTTCTTTCCTCTCTCAATGTGGTAATCTCTTAGTTCAATAAGACAATTCCTAAGATCTTTGTAGAATACATCTACATCACAATCACCCTCATTAAGATACTCATCGAGTGAATCTGATAGACGTGACTTACGTTGTTCTTCAAACGTTTTGTACGTCATTTCCTTGTAATCACTATTTGTTGGATACACATTCATGGGTATGCTCCAGGGTTTCCATAACACCAGGGATGTAAGGATGACCAAACTCCCATGCAACGACAGCGATGAATCCGACGATTAGATACTTCATTTGACTAAAAATTGTTCCTCGTAGTTTAGTAGATCTTGGGGAGCAAGATCCCCAACGTTTCCATCATATTCTACAGCATTTTTCCATTGCTGTCCAACTTTTTCATACAGTTTGATGCCCAGGTGTCCATACTTTTTGTTAGTTGGTACATAAACTTTGTAATCCACACCATCATTGTCCGTCAGCAAGCTTAGTTGCTTGTTTTCAGACTTGGTGACACATACTGTAGTTCTTGCTAGATTGAATAGATTCTCAAATACAGTATAATCAGACAGGTACAGATCTGGATTGTCCATGATCATCCTGGCAATGAACTGTGGCGACAAACAATGATCATTTGTGCGCTCATTTGAGTCATTTAGTGCTGCTTCACTGATCAGTCCAGTGTGATTGTATCCAGAACAAAAGACTAGATCATAGTAAATGCGTGTGATTGGACGAAAATAGTCGGGATCATTCCACAGCTCCGCGTTGGCGCGGAGTGCATTGAAAGCAGTGCGGCAATAGACTCTCCAGTCTTTCATTTGTTGTCCAGATAAGTTTCAGAATGAGCAATCATAAAAATTTCATTTAGAATCTCATTGTATTCTTCATAAAATTTACTAGAGACAACTTCTCTCTGCTGTGCTTTACGAACAGCAGAGAAGATAAGTTTCCATTGATGGTGCGAAAGTTCTGGCATTAGTGCGTTGCTGTGCATCTTAGTTATCATACCTCAGAGATAGAGATAACCTCCTGCCCAATCGGCACGACGAAACATTTCTTCACGGGATTCAATTCGCAAAACATTGTAACGAACATGTTTTGCAGGTGCTTTGACACTGGCGGGTTTGAAAACATCACCCGTCTTCTTATCAACAAAGGCATGGATAGAACGGGATCCAGCACCAGTTTCCATCCAGACTTTGTGATACTTACGGGCAGTTTCAACGTAGAATTTGTAATCACTTGTTCCGCCATTGTTACGTCCCTTGAAGTCTTGCAGGAGACAATCGCAGAGCATCAAGCAATACTTACGGATGTTGAGCTCAATGGTATTTTGTGCATCTTTCTGAGCAGTGTATTCAGCGAAAGACTGGGTGGTCATGTGGGGAAACCTCTCAACATGGCCAATATATCCCGAATCAGTGCCAGGGTCAAGGGATCTGTACCAGTTCAGGAACTGGCCTTTTTCTTCCGTGGTTTTCTCTTTGGTTTCTCGGGTGGTTTTAGTGATGGATCTTTATATCGAACATCAACTTTTAGTCGTGGTTTCTTTACTCTATCATATTGTTTTTGCATGTGTTCATGACATTGAAACCATGCTACTCTTGTAATACCTTTCTCTTTCCATTCCATACGAATGGGAAAAGTTTCCCATGGAAATAGTTCTGCAATCTTATCTTTTGATAGTCTAGGCATCAATCATCACTCTTCAAATACCTTCTCCTGATCCTATAAGATTTTTCACGAAAATGTGATTCAAGGTTTTCACTAAATTCTTTCAAGTCAGTGTAAACACATTTTGTTTGTGATTCATATCTCTTAGCCATCATATCCCAATATCTCACTTCATGCAAGTCTTTCATGTCACGAATCCAGGATTTTGACCAGAAAACAACAGCATCTCTTTCACCAGCCACAACTTCAGATACCATGTGACAAGTTCCAGTTTCATATGTGATGCCCCATCCAGCATCTAATTTAAATCTTTCCTCTTTATTATCAATCCATAGACACAATTCACCACCAGCATAAGTATCTGGATCATTGAGAAATATAGTAGTGCTAAAGTCACCTAAGTTCCAATGATCATAATGACATCTATAGTAACCACCAGTAGGAGTTCTTGTAATTAAAGGATCGCGTGTTGTTCTTGCTATGGTAAAATCAATAAACTCACTATTCATATCCATCCCTTCATATAAAATTTCAGGATTTGATAGTTTAGTTTGAAGATTATTTTTAATAGCCTTACCCTCACATCCAGGTTTGGGTGTATATGATTCTAGGCCGTCATTCCAAGTGCAATACTTATACGAACTCTTAATTTTTTTAACTTGATTTTCATCAAAGAATTTACTAATCAAATAAGTCATCAATTAAACCACGAAACGACAGAATATCTTTCACCAGAAGTCACAGGAGTGACTTGATGTGGATAAGTATAAGATGACGGAAAAACTACAACTGAACCTTTCTTAAGTTCCTGTGTATGTTGACCATCAAAAAATTTAAGTTCACCACCAGTATAACCATCATTTAATGCTAAAATGACAGAACAAGTTCTGTGGTAATCAGAACCAGCATCAATATGTTGAGAATACTTTCCACCTTCCAAATATTTTAGGAGAAAATATCCTTCATCATTTCTTACACCAAAAAATGGAAATTTTTCACTGTATTTTGCTATAGATTTACTGAATACAGTGTATAACGCTTGATCTATATTTTTTTCTGAAGGATATTTGCTAACAGGAATAGTATAGCATACTCTTGACTTAGATCTTACATTATCTTGGGAAGATCCGCTAGTTGTAGCTTCTTCCCATTTATCGCTTTCCAAATATCTTGCAACAATCTCATCACAAGTATTAGGGTGCATCATATCATCAAAAGAGACAATATAATCTCTAAGATCAAGAGTAAGTTTCATAACAAAAATGTATATTAGTGTGAGTGAATAACCCCGTTTGCGTGAACGTGTGGAACTACGCTATTGTATAGATGAAATTGACCATGTTGGATGCCAGCACCTAGAAGAGCCCCAGCAACAATCAATGGTGCAAATCGTAAAAGTCTCAAAGCCATAATGGATCGAACGAATGATTCACGGTTATTTATGTTGGGTTATCTGTGGAGTGTACCCATCCAGTGCAAATATATTTTGTCTCATATTTTGGTGGATAACCCCTGTGCCCATAAGTCCAAGTAGCTGGGAACATTAACATTGTTCCTTGTTTTGGTTGGACTCTTGTTCCATCACTAAATTCTGTGTAACCATCTTCAATAATATCATTCAGATACCAAATAAAAGTTAGATACCTAGGATATTTCTTTTGATACAAGGAAAAATCATTATGCCAGATATAAAAATCTCCTGGTTTAGTTCTTTGTATCTGATACCCACAATCATAAAACCTTTTTGCTACTGCATGGAGTCTGAATATGTCACCGAAAGATTGTCCGAATGATGTCACACCATTGACATATTCTTCAATCTTAGGTGTCAAACAATCTGCAAATACTTTATCTTCAGATGCCCAATGATCTTTGTCCGAGATAGTAAGATCGACAGATCTCTTAGTATCTCCCCATGCACCAGAGGAAACTTCTCCTTGATACTTATAAGGATCCTTTTCAAATTTCCTGATGCAATGATCACAAAATTCTGGCTCTAAAGCATTATCCCATATTTTGATTAGATCCTTAAATTGAATCTTGGGTTCATATGGGTTTTGGTCAACTTCAACCTCAAATAACGACCGATCGATTTTCTCACCCTTTGAATTTGTATCAGGTGAGTTTTCATCGTCAGGATTTGAATCAGGGATGTAGTAATACTTTTCTTTGTCTCTTTCCATCATTTGTATTCGTATAGGAACCCATCATTGGTGGTATAATGTACTTTATCTATGCCTGCTTCTTTGAGTGCTAATGCACAAACTGGACATGGTTTTGCCATACGAAGTTCATCATGATTGTGCCCACCAAGTCTTGCAACTACGATTGTATCACATTCTTCTCTACATTTCACCAAAGCTGCGATCTCGGCATGTAAAAAGATCTTTTCGTGCAATCCCACTCGTTCAGCGAACCGTGCCTGTATGGGATGCGTTTTCGTTTCGATATTTGTGGCAGTTACCACTACTCTATTCTTATTGAGCAAAATAGCACCCACTTGCTTCTTAGATGGTGATGACCTGGCAGTTTCAATCGCCAGATCGTAGATAGAATCAGACAGCATCAGCGGCGCACCGTGGAGATGGCCGGTTCTCCCTGCTCAAAGACGCAATCAACGACCGCCTGAACGCTTCTAGCAGTGCCCAGACCCACACGATCATAGACAGGCACACAGACCAGTCCAAACGTCTTCTCAGCACCACCCAGACGGATCACACGCCCGATTGACTGACTGATTCCAATGTAGTCCATGTTACGCATGAACAGAACTGCTTCCAGTCCGTTGACGTTGATACCTTCAGACAGAATAGAGTGGTGCAAAACCACAAACTTTTTCTCAGGATCTTTGCCCCAAGCGTTCATCGTGTCGAAGAACTTATCACGGGTGACTTTCTCACCATCGATGATAGCTCCAGTCTTGCTGGTGATATACATGCAAGAATAACCACGATCAGCAAGTTGCTGCTGAAAGTCAGACTCACTCAACAGTTTGACAATCTGCTTCGTAGAACGTGCAGCAATCAGGATTTTGTTGAGAGCATTGTCATCAATAGTCTGCAACAGATTGGTGCAGTCAGACTGACGATCTTCACCAGTAGGCAACTCCTGAATCACAACTTTAGGAGGAAGAATATAACCTTCTTCAACCAACTTAGGTGCAGGAACATTGCAAATCACCTGACCATAAACCTCAGGATCATTCATCCCAGGTTTTGAAATAGTAAGACTGTGCTTAGGAGTAGCAGTGAAGAAATAACAACGGCGAGCGTTATTAGCAAAATACTCGGTAGGGCCAAAGAAATTGCGCTGAACAGAGTTGTGCGCTTCATCAAAATAAATGGTGTCAACATAGATATTTGCTTCTTGAAGACGACCAAGAGAGTGATAAGTAGTGAAGATTAGTTCATGCACACCAACTGTACGACAGATGGTTTGGTGCATCTTAATCTGATCAACTTTGGTTGTAGAAGCATTATTAACTTCACCACTGTGAACATGCAGAACCTCTGCATTTTTGATGTGCTCAGTAAACTCTTCCCACAGCTGCACCGCCAGGAGGATGCGGGGAGCAACAATCACAATGGTTTTAGGACGATTGCTCTGCTCAAGTTCAGTCAGAGCGTCCTCAATCATACACATGGTCTTGCCACCACCCGTGGGGATGATCACCTGACCTTTGTTGTTGTCCCACATAGCGTTGACAGCATCGGTCTGGTGCGGGCGGAGAGTGATGGGCATAACCTCTTGCGTTGATGACATAATTATAGCAGAAAAGGGGCCCCTGTGAAGGGCCCCTGAACCAGTTCGCAGATTGGCACAGCGATCAATAGTCTTCCAGACGGATGATCTTGAAGAGACGACGCATTGTTTTGTGAGTCTCATCAAATGGGAGTTGTGGGTAAACTCCAAGGACACGATACTTGCGGTCTTTAGGTGCCTGAATGTTAATGGCTAGACCACTAGCGGCATAAGTTTTGTTCACAATGTCAAAGCACTCATCATAACGGTCATCAACATACTTGAGCATGTCGGTATAACCTTTCTTGATCTTGGAGGGAACTTTGCAAGATGTGTAGAAAACAATGAGAGTTTCCTCAGGAATGTTGCGAGCAATCTTGCTCCATAGACGTGCATTGTTAGTGTTACTGGGAGTAGAATATACCTCCAGTTTAGCATGACCAGGAAGACAAGGTTCACCAGGCCAACAAACATTGTTGGGGATGTCGGGAGACTTTTTCAAGTAAGCAATAACTTCATCCCTGTCAAGTTGAATGACTGCATCTTCACCTCTAACAACACGCTCAAAGATGTCATCAACAAGCATGGGAATCTCTTTCTCAGAGATGAAACGTTCTGCCTCAAACTCATTGTAGACCAGATCATAAATGGCGGTCTTTTCGTGCATAATTGCACCAGACTTGATAGCAGCTACACCACCTTCAGAAAGATCTTCAAAGGTGGTAGGACGGTTTACGAGACCATCATTAGCGACAAATCCTTCGCTCAGGTTTGCAACGAACTCATCAACAGTTTCGTCTTCCTGAAATACGAAAATGGCAACTGGAATCCACTCCTCACCAGCAAGGATTGCAGCACGGATCCGTGTACGACCATCACGAATCCTTCCGTCAGTTCCTACAATAGGCGGGAAGTCATTGTATTTCCAACCAACGCGAGAATAGGAGTGCTTGATCTTCTCATCAGCACGATCCTTGTTTCCGTTGGCACGAATGGCAGCATTATGTAGCTGCTCATCGGAGTAGTCAAGGTCTCCAATATACATGTAGGAGAACTTAACGAAAACACCACGTTTTGTGTGGTTGTTACATTCTTCTTGGGACCAGCGACCTTCATAGTTTCCAAGGTCAAGCTCTTGTCCGAATCCTTTTTTAGTTTTGTTCATGAGATGCTAAAAGCAAAATACCAACCGATTAAGATGTTTGCTAGAAGCAGGTCTCTCAACCGATTACCTTGTAACTATAACAGGTGGAGCATGTCCTGTCAAGGCCCTGATGTATTCTCTTTCTAGTCTTTGTCCTAGAACCCTGACACAAAGATCCATGCTTACCTGTTGTGGCCTGCCTTTCCACCCATACCATTTAGTTTTCTTCCCTACATTATATGGTGGATTTTGATTCACTGACCAGTATTGTTCTGCGGTACAATCATATACAATCTCTCCATGTTGTGCCCACCAATGTTTCTCACCACGATAATCTACACCACTATATGATACCAACTCATCACTATCAATAAGATAGCATAGTGCCTGAGTGGCATGGTAACAATGACCATAGAAACGATTGATACCCTTATCTTTTGGATACATCAATCTTTTTCCCTTCAAAAGATCTCCAGTCAGATTCTCTTGAATTAAATTTAATACTTCTCCAACATCATCAAGAGACCAGGGCTCAAACTCTAGAACCCTAGTCTCAAAGATATAATCGCCATCGTAACGGTGTCTTTCAATAGTCTTCATAAAGCCTAGTATCTCAGATCATCCTGGACAAGCCAGATTCTACACATATTTTAGATACTTGTCAAGTACCTTATGACATGGTGAATGATGTTGAAACTCCACCAGTTGCATCTGTAAATGTTAATACAGATCCAGTGACTGAAACTGTAATTTGATTACCAGAAGTTTGTTTAACTAACTGAACCCAAGCTCCATCTGCATATGTTTCGAGTGTGTCTGTATCAACGTTATAGATAACAGCACCATCAACAACACGAGTGTCTTCTGTAGTTGTGTTATAATCTCTCTGAACAGTAGTACATTTTGGTGGTAGAATAAATGAGTCAGTTCTTAGTCCAACGTCAACAGCGCATGTGGGAGTATTTGTACTGAATCCAATGTCACCAAAATCACCAGTAGTTATGTCTCCTGCTGTACTTGGCTCAACACCAATCTTGATAGTTGGACCACCAAAGATAGATACCGTTGATCCTAGAATAGAAACACCTGCACCGATTGCACCACCAGAACCAGGAGTTCCAACTATTATATTGTCATTAAAGGTAACGTCATTTTCAATTTGTGTAAATGAAGCAGAAGTTCCAACTATAGTCTGACAATCAATATCATTTAAAGTAGCAATACCAGAAACAGTGTTAGTTTCTAGATCACCAATAATCTGTACGGCACCAGTTAGTGTAGTGATACCTCCAACAAATAGATCATTAGATACAGAGAGATCTCCTGAAGCAGTAAGTCTTTCTGCTACACTTAAAGATGCGGTTAATTCTAGAGCATTAAATGTTGATACTCCAGCATCTCCAGTCTCAGTAACATGACATTGGAAATTTCCACATGTTAATGCAGCACCCATTAAGACATCCGATGTTACATTTAGTTTGAAGAATGTTGATAGTCCAGATATTGTATTGAAGTTTAAATTTTGTGGAACTGCTGTTGTCAAATCTCCAATAATATTGAAATCAGCAACTGTTGTAATTCCAGTTGTGGTATTGTAATTAAAATCAGTTGGTGTGATATTTAAACCATTTAAAATATCTAGTGTTGCAAATGTTGAAATACCCGTATTATTTGCAATGGTTACATTATCGGGTAGATCTACAGTTCCTGTGAATACTGAATTTCCACTAACATTAAAGTCATTTAGAATATCAAACGCATATGCAGTGGAAACGCCATTATTTGAATCATTATTAAATGTAATACCACGATAGATATGAACATCTTGATCAAACTGAGAGTCACCAGTGACTAATAACTGACCATCAATCTTCGCATTACCAACTGATTGGAAAGATCTGTCTGGATTTGTGATGCCAATACCAAGGTAGCCATCCTTGGTAAGAGTCATCTTTTCTTCGGCGGCGTCACCTCTTACCCATCTAAAGTTGCCATCTAGATTAGCATTGGGAATATCTCTACCTAGATGGTAAATATAATCACCATTAGCATAGTTTGATAGTTCTAGTCTTAAAACTTCTTGTCTAAGTTCTGCTGTACTGTTACCAATACCTAAGTCACCACCAAGATTTAGAGTTGCAGCTCCAGTTTCTGTAAGAATTTCTAGATTAGTTCCTTGCTGTTGGAAAAGAACAAGTGAAGATTGTGGATCTGTGGTGCCTATGCCGACTCCACCATCAGTGATATTAAAGATTGAACCACCTGTACCAACTTTGAAACTATCAGTACCATCAGTTATTGCAATCTTACCAACACTTAAGTCACCATAAATGTCAGCTCTGTTGACAGTAAGTGCAATGCCAGCATCAACAGTATTTGCAGATACGAAACCAACTCTAATATCTGGAGTTCCTGTTAGTGTTCTAGCAGTAGATGCAACAGCAGTAAGTGTGCCTTTAAACTCACCTTCATTGAAGGTTGAGATTCCAGATTCAATAACTGTATTTGCAAAAATTCTTGCCTCACTATCTCTGCCTGGTTCTGGTGTAATAGATCCAATGAATCCACCCAGAGCAGTAACAACACCACTTAGTTGTTGATCTTGTACTAACTTAAAGTCTGGAACGAGAGGGAGTTTATCTAGTTCTAATCTTGGGATTCTTGCTTGAGTTACAATACCAGATGTGAGTTCATCTGCGTCTAGATCTGTTATGAATGTTCCACTACCAGCAAAACGAGTAGCAGTTATAGCTGCGGAAACATATATGTTTCCATACTGCATACCAATACCATCAAAACCCTGTTCAGGGTTTCCACCAACTTGGAGTTGATATTGTGGAAGTAGAGTTGAGATGCCAACATTACCACCATTATAGACACTAGAAACACCAATACCAGTGTCTACATCTACCCATTGTGATGTTGGAAGATTAGATAATTGTGAACCATCACCAAAGTATGAAACCACCCCAGTAAAGGCGGTCATAATACCATTATTAAATTCAAAATTACCAACTATAACACTCTTTCCAACACCAGTCTCGAAAGATGCACCACCACCTACACGAATCTCACCAAACGTACTCAAACCTGAAAACGCTGATTCAGATCGAACATCCAAGAACTTAGTCGGTATCGATGTTCCGATACCGACTAGAGAACCATTAACAACTAGAGACTGATCAGACGCCTGAAGGCCTTCTCTAAAATTAAATACCTTCTTAAAATTTGCCATTGATATGGTGTTTTTATGTATTTAGGACTGGTTCCTTACTTGATACGAATAATGTAGAATAGACCCATGTAAGGAGGTAGGTTTCTGTTAGTTCCACTTTGACCTGTGCTCTCAACTGCGACGTTGTGGCTGTGTGATCCAGCATTACCAACGTTGTGGCTGTGTCCACCAGCATTACTAACATTACCACCGTGAGAGTGTGAACCACCACCGTCAACGACGTGAGTGTGATTTCCTTGGTTAGGAATTTCATGACCATGATTTCCTTGGTTGGGAATATTATGTCTATGTTGACCATCCCCAGGAATATTATGGCGGTGATTACCAGCGTTGTTCACACCGTGTCTATGGTTTCCGTTATAACTGGTTTGTACATTCTGACGATCAGTTCTAGAAGATCTAGAGTTTCTATTACCATATTCAGTCTGATTGTTCCTTCTTTGATATGTGTGTCTGTGAGCACCGCCATTATTGGTGCTATGTCCATGTTGTCCTTCATTACCAGTCTCCCCTTCGTGACTGTGGTTGCCAACGTTACCAGTTTCCGCTTCGTGAGCATGTGATCCAGCACCTGCAACATTTCCACCGTGAGAGTGTGAACCAGCACCCTCAGTGGGGTGGCCATGATTTCCTTGGTTAGGAATTTCATGTGAGTGAGCATTTGCTGCTACCACATTGTGAACGTGGTTTGGCTGGTTACTTGCATTACCAACGTGATCGTGAGAAATAACCACAGCATTTTTACTTCCACCAGTTTCACCTGTTTGATAAAGATTACCACCACCAACAACAAATCTATCCTTCAAGTCTGGAAGTACGAATGTAGTTCCAGATGGGTTTGGACCGAATGGGAAGTCAAGACCATTATTTGTTATGTTGGCATATAGATCAGGATAATCTGCCTGATTTAGTGATGAACCATCACAAAGATGCCAGTATTCATTACCGCTAATGAATGAAGCTGTGCCAGACCACATTACAATGCCACCAATAGGTGGTAGGTTAGGAACAATAAGTTGATCAGCAACAATAGTTCCATCAACATCTACGTTGCCTTCGATTCTGGTTAAACCTGTGGCAGCTTTGAGGGTTAAGTTGCCAGATGTAGTTTCGATTCTAGATGTTGATGAACCAGAACCAACTTTAATGTTTGCAGCATCAATACCAGCGTTGGCATCAATGTTACCACCAAAAGTACCAACACCAGCAACATCTAGAGCACCGTTAATTTGAGCACTTCCACTAGAAGTGAATCTTCCAGTGACATCTAAGTTTGCATCAACTTTAGTATTACCAGTAATGTTGACAACATTGTTGACTCTTAGTGGACCATCAAACTGAGATAGTAGTGTCTTGGATGGGCCACCCTCAACAACTAGTCTCTGTCTAACAGTAACTTCATCGAAGATAACAGATAGAACAGAAGCATCCTCACCTCTAATTGATGGAACTGGTGCATCAAATGTTGATTCTTCACCAGTTGATGGGTTGATAATCTTGTTACCAATGAAGAAGTCACCATCATTGTTCATAGCGGTGTATACAACCACACCACCAGATCTCTTCTGGGATTGTGTTAGGAACTCTTCTCTATTGGTCAGAGTAATATTCTGAACCTGTGGTAGACCAGTTGAATAGTTACCAGGACCATAACCTAGATATTCAAACGTATGACCAGAACCTCTTAGAATTGAAGGTCTGCGAAGCTCCATACCTCTGATGTTGACTCTCCTGACTCTTTCACCTTCTTGATGACTGACAGTTTGAGAAGCGACAGCACCTCTGAGAACAGTCAATTCATTATTTGCAGATCCAGAGAGTTCTCCATCAGCAATTCTCATGATTTCAGAACCAATCTGGATGTAAGATCCGATTGGGAATCTGATATCAGTTCCTACACCAGAGTTTGCAACTGTTAGAATAACTTTATTATCAGATTCGGCACTTCCTAGATCATTTCCTAGAATTGCATCGTCATGTAAGAAGAGTGGTGTAACTCTAGATCCAATAGACTCGGTATCTGCGTCGATTGCACCACCTTTTGCATCAAAGATGGTTGGCATTAAGAATCTGGGACCAGTCTGTGGAACAGGATTTCCATTAGCTTGTACAGTAAAGGTTAGAATACCAACTCTTTCTAGTACGTTAAATCCACCAAAACTATTATTATTGTTATCAATAATACCGAAACTAGCACCTGCAACTAATCCGTGTGCATCATTTGTTTCAATGGTTTGAACACCATCAGTAATTGCACCAACTGTTTTAATGCCAACTGAACGACCACAATCGACTACATACTGATTTTCGGATGGATTTGGATCTCCAGCCGTAATTGCAAAAGATACTCTATCCTTTGCAGGAGTTCCAACAACACGATAGAAGTTTGTGGCAGTGCTACCAATACCAGTGATTTGAATTGAGTTTCCAATAAATGTAGAAATACCAGCATCTGTGATGGTTATTTCTGCACCACTGAAGGTGTCTAGATCTAATGTTTCTCCATTAGAATAACTGGAACCGCCGTTGATAATCTGAACGTTTTGTACTGCACCACCAGAACCAACAGTGACTCTAGCTGTAGCACCATCCCAATCAGATGTTCCATCATTGAATAGTTTTACATTATAGTAATCACCTTCAGTGAATCCACTTCCACCAGTAAGAGTATCGAAAGTAGCAATACCAGCATATCCGTGTGGACGATCTAGAATTACGGTAGCAATACCAACTACATCATTTCTTTCAAAGTCGAGAATTGTTCTACCATATCCAACTGCTCTGGCAAACTTATCAATAGTTTCTCTTGTAACACTATTTTCAGGATCGTCAACTGCAACATCACCGATTGGAGCTCTCTTTGCAAATGACTTAGCTGCATCTGGGTTGGCAAGAATATTATCTCTATCCAACTGAGGATAATATCTTTCAATGTCTGGTAGGTACTTGAGGTTATCAAATTCTTCTACAATTTGGTTATCAGCAGCGAGGATATTAAAGTGGTAGATACCATCACTAATTCCAGGATTGTGCTGTTGAATTACTTCAGATCTATAGAGTGAAATATTCTTTTGACTATCAACTCTCTGGTATCTCGCCATGAGTTGAACTCTGGTGTTCATGTCAGATGTAAAATCACCAGGAGATCTTGTAACATTATCAGTATCTGTTGTTGAGTGTGTGAATGTTAGGTCATCAACAATACTTGTGACTTCAAATGTACCATTGTATCCACTCTTACCAATACCTTCGACGTTAGTTGTACTCTGGACATCTACAATCTTAACTACATCCCCAACAAATAATTCGTGGGGAATATCAACTCTGATAGTAACTGTTGAACCACTTGTAGAGCAAGTAGAGATGTATCTGTTGTTTCTATTAAATTCAAAGTCTTCACCGTCAAGAGAAGAAATGGTAAAGTCTTGATTACTTCTGGCAGATGTATTGTTACTATCTTGTAGAATAAATCCATTTACAGGATCTCTACCAATCGTAGATTCTTTTGGAATAAAATATCTGAGTTTATAAACTTTGTCACCAAGTGATCTGTTATCGGAGAATCTCTTAATAAATGTTTCAGCAGTCTGAGGACCAATTCCTGCTACACCTCTAGAGACAATTTCAGTATAAATGTCATTATCTTCTTCACAGTGAATAAACCAGTTATTCTGATTTGGGTCAAATAATACAGGACATCCAATCTCGTTTGCAGCTTTATCGGATACACGACTTTCTACTCTGAGTCCTGTTCCACCATATACCGTAATTGCCTCTCCTCTTAGAGCATCACTAGATGTAGAAGCAACACGGAATAGAGCTAGGTTAATACCATCAACAATAGCATAATAAACCCTATCTTCTTGTAAGTTTTCTGGTAAGTCACCATCTTCACTGATGATACGAACTTTTTCGCCAGTTACAAGATTGTGATTAACTTGACAGTTAAATCTTCCTTCTGCATCTAGTCCAACAATTCTAGTGATCCTTTCTTTGGATCCTTGACCAGTTGCAATCGTAGATGATGCTGAGACAACATTATCAGTGATTAGAATTGGTGCAGAATATGCAGTTACACCAAGACCACTAGTCAAATTAACGAATAGTTTATCATTTTCTCTGGCACCAATACGATAACCCTGTGAAATAATTGCAGGGGGATTATCTTTATCAGTAAATCCGAAGAGATATAGATGACTATTGATACCAACCTGTTTTGTCTTGTCAACATCAAGTGTAAACAGATCGACGTTTGATTCAGTTTGTGGGATAGTTTGTGGTGCGACTAATCCAGTAACATATCCTTGGTCATCTTTTGTAAATGCCTCAGCCTTAAATCCAGATGAAATTAAAGCAATTTGACCAAAGTTTGAGTTGGAGTTCGTAATAGATGCGTCACCACCAGACTCACAAACAAAGTGACCGTTGAATCCAATAGCGAACACAGACACAACCTGAATGATTGAGTCATTGTTCATCCTGATGTGAGCAGTCTCCCACCCTTTACGATAAACCGCTCTACTGTCTAAGTGATAAACAGTATTTGAGTTTGTGGAACTGGATCCAGATGCAAGTTCAGCACCAGTTACTTTAGTGATGGAGATACCATCATATGTTCTAGATACAGGATTGTACTTTACAAAAGCACGGTCATCTTTTTGTAGAGACACAGCCGTATACTGCGCCACAACCATGGATTTAAATCCAGATGCAGTAGAACCATCGGCAAGCATACCATTCATGCCGAAAACGGATCTCAGAGACACGTTAAAGACGTATGGGGATGCACCTGTCACGGTGTCCGTTTCAATGGTTACATTGGCACCAGAGACGTTTCCAGTGGCAAGTAGAGTGGCATCTACGTCTGGTAATAGATAACCAAATGTTGTGGCATCTGTGACTGAAGTAACAAATGTTGAAACATTATAATCAGCAGGAGTTACACCTCTGATTTTAACTGGTGTACCAACTGTTAGATCATGTGGTTCATTAGTTTCTACTGTGATTAATGTAGATGGTGTAACACCATCACCAGACTTAATAGTCTTAATTGCAATGGGGTCTGCTTGGAATGCACCAACAATCTCCCATTCAACTCTACTCTTGGAGAAACCTAGTGGATCAGCTGGGAACTTCTGGTCAATGTTTCTACCTGATGCTTCATTGAAAGCATTAGATAGTTTGCTATAATACATGTCCAGGTCAGTTAGACCTGTACCATCAACTTCATTCACACCATCAGCAAATCCAAATGCTACGAGTTTGTGGTGTGAGAATGTTGGTTTTGATTTATTGATTGATGAGAAATCTTGAGGATCGGTGTATACCTCTGAGTTTAGATCTCCATCAAAGAATGTAAAGTCTCTGAAATAACAAGTACCAGTTAGACGAATGATAGCAGAATCACCAGCTTCAGTATCAGTTGGGTTTGGAACGTAAAGTGGTCTAACTTTGGTTTTTCTTAGGTCAAAACCAACGATAGCAGTACCTCTGGGAAGAATAACTCCACCTCTGTGGTCGTTAAACTTATAAAGCATATTATCTTCGACTTCCAAATCGAAGACTGAAGATAAAGATAAAGTTAGAGTTGATTGTGCTAGTGTCTCAGTTCCTGCAGGAGAAATTGCTTTTGCAACACCATTATCGTCTTTAATTCTAAATCCTGGTCTATTATCAACGATATGAGTACCAGGGAACAAAAGAATTGTTGTTCGGTCAAATAAATCGTTATCGTTACCCCTTACATAAGAAAATCTCGCAGACTCTAAAAGAGCCCTTTGAATAGTCTTAAAGGGTTGGGATAGGGAGTTACCTTGGTTCTCGATGCTATCTGTAGCACCGATATCGTTAGGATTCACATAAAGGATTTTTCCTTCTGTGTTCTTAATAAAATTTTGGAGCTTACTAAGAGGCATGGATATAAAAGTCGCTAACTTTGCTTTATGATGTATTTAGCGACTTTACATTTATGCGAGTAGGGAGACTTGAACTCCCACGACCGTAATGGTCAACAGATTTTAAGTCTGGTGTGTCTACCGATTCCACCTCAAGTTCCTAATGCTTCCTGAGAGGATCGAACTCTCCTTAGGCAAATTATGAGTTTGCTGCATTCACCAGATTGCTAAGGAAGCAAATGGTTCTGCCGAGAATTGAACTCGGTTCACACGCTTATAAGGCATGGGCTTTAACCAATAAGCAACAGAACCTCAACAATCAGATGTCACATATAGGTGGATTGTATTTTAAATATTCTCGAAATGTCATTCTCATTTCTTTTTCTGTCATCCCACAATTCTTTGCTGCTTCAGGGACATTCATTGTGCAATCATAAAGTGCTTCATTTGATTGCTGTACGTTTTCAGGTGTGGTCTTAACCTTTTTTTCCATTCGATTCATCGAATACTCAAGTATTATAAGTGATCAGTGATGCTGTGTCAAGTGTTGATGCCGCTTGGTCCTGCGTTTGGATAGAAGTTTGCAATCCTTTCCTTGCGGTTTAGAGTGTTTCTTCTTCCTCTACTGAAAGCCCATGACTGCTTCCTGTACTCTGCTGCCTCTTCTTTAATAGTCTTGGATGTTTTTGCATATTGAGTTCTTGGTCCAGATGCCTTTGCACTATTGTATGCACTAATTGCATTTTGCTGTGCTGTATATAGTTGTGAACAAGTTTGAGTACATATTCCAGGACTAGGTTGAAGAGAATTTACGTATAGCAATAATGCACTATCTCCTGATGATATTTGATTATCAATACCTCTACCATAGTTGGATGGATTTAAAGTTGTTGATCCACCAGATCCATTCGTTAAATTAGTTGGACTTGCTTCACCGAGAGGGTCATCTCCATCATATCCATCATAACTATTATTATCCATCACATTTTGAGCAATCTCATAAAATACAGTCGCAGCTGTTCCTGCCTGAAAATCTCCAGTGCTTGCGGTGGCAACAGAGCAACCACAACCAGTTGCAATAACACCAAAATTAATTGCTTGTGACAGATGACGATTTGCATCAACTACAGTCTGTGCATATGCTTCATCAGATGGATTAGCTAATGGTGTGAGTGAACCTATATGATCATCATACTTGTCAAGTTGGGTATCTAAGAAAGCAACGTCGTTTTCAAGTTGATTAGTTTCTCTGTCGTAAAAAATTTGTAGCGGAGTCTTTTCTGCCATAATTAATTATTCCCAGGATTTAAAGGAAGAGGAGTATCATCGCCATGTTGTTTATATATCACAGGTACACCATCTCGTTTTAACTTTTCAGGAACTTTCTCTATGTTAGCTGAGGTTTCAGTTTTGTCTGATCTATACTCAACATACAAATCACCAATATCTTTTCTTTCTCCATGAATAATATAAAAATATTCTAATTCAGATGCCTGATGTCCAATTTGAATAGTATACTTTTCATCAGTCTGTGTAATTTTTTTGACATGTAATGTACTACATGCTTTTCCAATAGGAGTTAACTGTACTGTTATGCTATCAAAGTGAACTAGTCCAGTCCAATAATCGGGAAGATCGATAGTTTTTGATTTTGTTTTTCCACGATAATACACACCCATCTCTGGGCCTTCTAGACATGCATGTGCAAGTCTCCAACCCTCTCCTTTAGTTGGGTGTTTGATATCAAATTGCTTAAATGGTGCAGCGACAGCAGCGAATACACCTAGAGCTGCTTTTTGAACTGAACTGGTTATGCCACCAGCAGTTGCGTTTGCTGAAGCGTTTGCTGTTGCTCCTGCCTCAACTGTTGCCCCTGCCGTAACATTAACTGATGCTTTTACATCTGCACCTGCTTTTGAGGCAATACCAGTAACATTAAATGCGCCAATGACATTGGTAATACCTGTAAAGTTTGCTGCAACAGGTCCTACAACATTTAATGAACATACTGCAGGAATTGGTAGTTTTGGTCCAATATTTACTGTACCTAAATCAATACCAGCACCAGGAGCAGTACCAAAATATGCTGGTCCAGATGCTGTAAGAAGTCCAGGTAATGCAGAAGAAAAAGTTAATCCTGAAAGAGCAGGACTGGGAACTATCCCAATATGCAATTTTCCTGTATTAATAGCGTCAGTTGATTGTGCCATAGTTATGCAATACTTCTATAGGTGTTTGAAACGCCCTGCAGGACGCCTGCCCAAGAACCACTCATGAATGATCCAACAATACCAGCAACACTTGGAGCTCCTGAGTTTTTGATATCCCCAATCAAATATAAAAATCCATTAGCGTCAAGTACGACATCCTTTTCTCCAGTAATACGAACTTCACCACCCTGAATCATTATAGTTTCATTAGAACTTATGGACATAATTCCATTTGATCTAATATCAATTTGACCATCCCTTCCTGGTCCCTCAGCCTCAAAGTAAATGTTCTTTCCTTTGAATTTTATATTGTCAGCAACAACTACAAAATCGCCATGAGGGCAATAAATTGATTTTGCAACTTGCTCCTTAGTTCCAACACTGCTTGGGTCTGTATTACAAACTTCCTTTGATGATCCAGTAATAACTTCAGTTTTAGAACCATTAGCCCAGTGAGTTACTGCATTTCCAGACTTTAACCATGTAGTGAGTTCACGTCCCGTAGCAGCATCATCTCTACCTGGGCCCGCAAATACTGTTGCGTTTTCATTATCAAGTAGTCTAAAAGTTCTATTACTCATTGTTTACTTAGGATTAGTATCCTCCGTATCCGCCACCACCACCAGGTGATGGAGATGGTGAAGGAGATGGTGAAGGGGATGGGGATGGTGAAGGGGATGGTGAAGGGGATGGACTTGGTGTAGGACTTGGAGTTGGTGTCGGACTTGGAGTGGGAGTAGAAACAGTTTCAGAAGTGGTAGTAGATGTTGTTGTCGTAGTGCTCCTACTAGGTAGATTTAGTGCATTTGCAGATGGTGTCACTGGTTCAACTGGAATCGCAGATGATGTAGATTGTACAGATGTACTAGGTGTATTTCTTTGTACAAATGTTCCAAGTGCAGATAAACTTTCCTCAAGAGTATCATAGATGAATGCATGTGCTCTAGGACTGTGAGCTGCACCAACCATCTTTCTTCCTTTATGTTCATGATATGGTCCATAATATGGTTTGCCATTGACATAACCAACCAGTGGCCTTTTCTTAGAAGTACACTGTATGACAGAGAGTGTGCTATTTACATATTTACGTTGATCATCAGCGAGGAAATCAGATGCTTTCGTGAAAGCAATAATTGGTCTGAGTCTTGCACCATTACCAGTGTCACTATTTATTCCTATCTCTGGAGTATCCTTCCAACCACAAGCTTCACCCTTAACTACAACTGCAATCAGTTGACCAGAGTCTGAATATTGTCCCTCCAATATCAAACCAGGTAGTGAAGGTTCGGTGAATAATTCATCTCCAATCGCATATCCATATCCAGTTGAAAGAATCTCGACGCCAACTAAACATCCAACAACGGGAACAGTCAGACGATCATCATCATCATCAGGATCAGGATCGGGGGTTGGTGGAGTAGGACCTGGTGGGAATGGTGTGGGATCGTCTTCATCATCACCACCACCGTCGCCACCACCGCCATCGTCGTCGCCACCACCGCCGTCGCCGTCTCCGCCGCCGCCACCATCATCATCTTCATCGGGTAGAGGTGAAGGTCCAGGTCCAGGGCCTGGTCCAGGGCCTGGTGGTTTTGGAGTTAATTCGTCTTCACCATCTGGTGTATCAATATAACCATATCCAGGATTTGTTATAATAATTCCAGTCAAACTACCATCAGCATCAATTTCAGCATAACCAGCACCACCATTACCATAATTACATGGATCATTAAATGTTACAAATGGTGGATATGCATATCCAAGTCCAGAATCTTCTAGTAAAATACCAACAATACTTCCTTTACCACTAACTACAGCGGATGCTAACGCTTCTGCTGTTGGATTTCCACCAAAAATATCAACAACTGGTGGACCGCAAGGCTGTGGATCTGTAGTACAAACTGCTGCACCGCCAGCGTTTAATCCTGCCTCATCTAACCATCCAACAACACCAACTGTGGGATCTGGTATTTGTAATTGATCTAAGAAATTTGCATAATCATCCTGCATCTGTTTTGTTGGACCAGCCCAGGGACTCGAATTAAATTTCGTGACCTCCGAACATTCCTTGGTCAAACATAGGAATCCAAGGATACCAAGAATTAGATCAATGATTTCGGTGATTTGAGCACCAATGTCTAAAACACCATCAAATAAATCCCCTAATGCTGCTAATGCAGTATCGAGAGCACTCTGTAGTTCTGCAAGAATACTATTGATCAGTGCATTTACAAACTTCTCTGCTGCACACAGTGGAGCAGATGCCAACTTACCAAGAAGTGCTGCAAGAAAGTCTCCGATTAGTCCAGGGAGATCATCTATAATATTTTGAAAAATACAGAATAAAACGTCAAGAACCTTAGCAAATACTGAATCTTTAATATCTTTTAGAACGTCACCTAAGATAATATCAAGAGCTGCACTAACTTCTTTTCTAACAGTGCCCAGAACAAAGTTTCTAATTCTCTGTATTAACGTTCTGCAAACACCAGCAATGTTATTGATGATAGTTGTAATTTGACCAGCAAAATCATATACTTTATTGATACTGCCGACCACATATGTTGCATAGTATTTTTTGACACCTTTTAATATAGATGCAACTTTTGAGATCTCTACTTGAATTCTGGAAACAGTATCCGTTCCACAATTATTTGGTCCAGAAAATTCTTGATTTAAATAATTGAATTCATATGAGTCCATCAAACTAGGAACTGTATATGAAGTATAGGTTGAATCTCCAGATGTTCTAAGATCATATTGGCCCTTTGGGCTTGAAGTCTTTCCTTCCTGGTTTAAATTAGATCCAATATCTGGATTACTTTTATCAACTCCAACTCTCCAAGTTGGAATATTTTGTCCCGCATACAAAGGTGTGGAAAGGAATGGATTTCCCGAACCAGACTTTAAATCTTCTGCAGATACTTCTGGTTTTTCAGGATTGACAGTAGAAAGAACACCATCAATAATTGGTTGTTGGCCGTCATCGGCGTCCAAAAAGTATCCTGTGACAATTTCACCACCAACAATTCCACTGCTTGCATTATTTCCTGCACCAGTGTTAGTTGGTTTTTTGATCAATGCAACAGGGAGATCTGTATCTGGGAGGACTGATATGTCCTCCGTATGATAACCCAAAATTCTTACAGGTACTCTTTCCCCCCAGTTTTGTCCTTGGGAAATTTCTTGCAAGGTAATTGGAACCTTTCCGATCCAATACCTCATGCCATCACGGCCTAGAAAATGACTATTATAGGGGGTAAAACCTGACATTAATCTTCGTAAATTCTACATTCGTCTGCGTCTGGATTCTCATCACAGTACATTTCAAAGGCGGTGGGATCGTGATGATCTTCTGGATGTTCTTTATGATAACGCTCAAGGTGTTCCAATTCGTCAGCAGTGTGACGACGTTTCTGTGGTGAAATTGTTGGATCGTCTAGGATTTTCTTATCCTTTTCGATATGATCCTCGATAGATTTTTCCATGGCTTTTATGGTTGTTAAGACCCTAGTGTATCTCGAACTATCAATAAATGGGAATAAGATCTTGAGTTCGTGACATGGTGGCAAACTTCTTTGATAAGATACTTACCACTTAGTTTTTCATCATACTCAAATTGGCAACCAGCTTTCGCTATATTTACGACAATTGTGTTGCCTGCATGTAAGTTGAGGTTTTGTGGGACTGTAATATTTAGTATCTGACTAAAAATAGAATTATATGCAAGAGGTCCTTGAACGTCAAATACCGAATAATCTATGTTCACAAGAGACCTATCAGTCAATTCCTGCATATCTTGAATGCTTACATATTGTCTAGTAAACTTCAAATCTGTCGCATCTGCTGGTGGTTCATAAGTAGCATTTCCGAAGAAGGCTGTTGCATCAAAGTCTTCGTAATCGAACATGCTTTTTGTATCTGGATCTAGTCCATCACCATATGGTTTAAAATTATATCGTTTTGCACCATATGCACCAAACATAGCTTTAATATCAAGATTATCTGTTTGTACTTGTCTATACTTTAGAATTCTTTTTTGAGGATCTTGTCTACCAAAAGGTGTCTTTGGTTCATATACATCATCAGCTGTGCCACCATAAGTATATGTTTCAGTGATTGGTTGATCAATCAAATCTTTCATAGATCTAAAATTATATCCTTCCCTTGTTTGATAGAAGAAAAATCCTGCAGACCTTCCATTTTCTTCACTAGAAGTTCTAGGGGCAATATCCATGATAACAGTAAATGGTTTTCTACTATTACCTTGATATGAAAAAGCAGAAGATGAAGGTGATCCTCTGAATGGTACATCTGACTTAAGAT